TCTTTTATATCCCGTAAAGAATATCCACATTTTCACTAAAAGTCAAGCATTAAAAAAGAGAGCAACAGGTTTTTATCACCTGTTGCTCTCCAATATTTTGTCAATTACTTTTTATTAGAACTTACCATTCTTAGCAGCTTCCTCAATAGAAACAGCTACAGCTACAGTAGCGCCTACCATAGGGTTATTACCCAACTTTGAAATCAAATTTTTACAATTTATTTGTGTTTATTATCATGCTGTTTTTATCAGCATTTATGCAGGTTTAAGGGCTTTACATATTTATATTAGATTATTCTGATTTATTCTAAATCAACATTATTTAATCCATATTGTGTACAAAATGTGTACACTGTTTCATTGTACACATTTTGACTGTCTTTCTACCTATTTATATATATGTTATCACAATGCTGTTATATGTGCAATCCAGTATGATATACACTATTGTATAAGCGAATAATTAGTTTGGAAGTCTTAACTCCATGCCTGCATAAAGCGTATCATCAAGTGTCATTCCATTATGCTCTGCAAGTTCTGCTGCTCTGCCTTCATCTCCAAGGTAATCTCTTGCAATCTGGCAGAAACTTCCTCCTGGTTCTACAACTGCCACTCTTTCTTCTGCATCCTGCGATGTTTCCTCTTCCGGCTCTTCCTCACTTTCTGCTGGTGTATTATCTTTAGGATAATACTTAGCTTCCATGGCGGCCTGATAATCTGCATAGTTGTAACCTGCAGCTTCGAGCTTCTGTCTGCGTTCTTCTCCATCACCGTACTCACCACGGTAAATTGCATCAATAACACTCTCATTAAGTTTTTCTGAAGGCTGTTCTATCTCTTCTGTATCATCTGTTTCATTAACAACAGACCATACATAATCATTAAATGCTCTAAGGTCAAAGTCGTTAATAATAGCAAGTGTTGTCTCATAGTAATCTGGAGCAGTTGCATAGTTATATCCAACCCAGTTGCCTTCTGCATCTCTGTCTGTATTGTTCACAGCATTTGTAAGACCATAAAGCTCTCCTTCGACTGTATTTGCTGCTGTTGCATCATCATAATTATTCCACTGCATCAGATCAAGATATCCATATACAGCACCCATTACATCAGGATACTTTTCAAAGGAATCTTTAATGTTTACATATTCTCCATCTATGTACTCTGTTGTATCATATTCTGCATCGCTTCCCTTAATTCCAAAAAGTGAAGCAGCCCCTAAATTCCAACCAGATTCTTTAGCAGCCTGTGCAAGAATTACAGCTGGGCTTATTGTTTTCTTTTCTTCTCTTCTGTATTTAATCCATGCATTGCACACCACTGGTGCAAGAGTGTTAATAAAGTTGTTTACATGCTCATACTTTGTGCTAATCACTGGAAATGTTCTCATATTACTTATCCTCTCTTTCTTCTATATCTGCTTTCTTTTCTACCTGTGACTTAAGATTCTTCACTATTGGCTGCAAAAATGGTGGAAGTGTTACTCCAATGTCATTGATATTTTCTAATATGCTTATGATTTCGTTGCATATAAGCCAGATTGCTACGACACATGCTACAAGAAATGTAAAAGGTAATGTTATTCCTACAACTCCTGCAGAATAAGAAAGGAGCTGGTCTATTATCACACCAACTCCTACCAAAAGCCACATACATATTTTCTTTGCAATTCCTTTTATTCCTTTGTAGCTGTCAATTTCCTGCTTCCTGAATTTTGACGCTGCAACACCTGTGAAATAATCTATTAGATTACATGTTACCAGTAATAACACTGGAACTGCTAAGATTCCCAGAGCACTTAATATAATGCTCCACACCGCTGTTACAATTACTTTTAATTTTTCCATAAGTCAATATCCTTTCTGTTGCACTGGTGCAACTTCAATTTTTCTCTTGTTATATGTTCACAAAACAGTAATAATATTAAATATGATGGTGCAATTACTAAGGCAGTATCTGAAACTTAACTAAATATAAGCGTACCTGTAATATAATCGTCTTTCTTAAATTCAGTAGTTGCCCACGCTCCTTTATTACCGTCTTTTGTGTAATATCGAGCAAAAGCATAATTCTGATTTGCAGAATTATATAATAATGTCGTTCCATATCCGACCAATTTATATCGAACTATACCTGTGGAATCGTATGGAGTATAATTACTTTCCAATATTTTATTAAAGCTAGTAATACCCATATTCTTAAGGACTGTTGTCACATCATAATATCCGGTAAAATTATTCTGTGCAGAATCTGGTGTTTCAATTTTTGAAGCAAAGTATAAAATCCCTGTTTTGGTAGATTTATTATAATAGCAATAATTATAGCCATAACCTTCAAGAGTACCATTTATACTTGCAACATTTTTGCAAAAAGAGTTTTTAACGTCAATATTGCTGTTTAGTGCACTTACCTCGCTTCTGAGATTCGCAATCATGTCATTGTTATCTTTAATTCCCTTATCCATTATGTTAAGGTTTGTTGGGTTCCACGGTGTTTGCCCCGTCCAACCTACTCTTTTGTAAGAAATAAATCCTGTTAAACTCATAATTACATCCCCTTAAGTGCTGCCATCACCTCTGCTTCAAAATTAGCAAAATCTGTATCGCATTCTTCTTGATTCTCAATATATGCTCTTCTGTCTGCAATTCTCTTATTAATAGTTATCTCACCTGCGGAAGGTATGCTGGCTGAAAATGTAACTACAGCCTTTTCCTCTATAGAACTATTTCCATTCATTGATGTATTCTTTGTTGTATTTAACATATTGTTTTCCTTTCTACCGCTGTGCGGATTTATATTAATTATTTGCTATGTCTTTGACATAGTCTTCTAATTTCCACCATTCACCATGGTGCCTTATATAGTAATAACCCTCTATATAACAGTTATTTCCACTTATATCTACCGTACCAGCTGTCTCACTATGTCGTATCCAATCCATTAAGTTATAATATGCATCACCGCTTCTGATATAATAATAATCATCAACATATATTCCATCACGGCGAATGCTTACAGCATTTCTTGTTCCGTCTTCGTTTGACAGATTTATAAAATGTCCTTGTATTTTCAGATAGGCGCCAGTGCTACTTTTCATAAGGTATTCACCACCAATAAGAGTAGTGGTCATTGTAATACCTTCTTCAGTTACATTTACATTTTTAAATGTGCCTTCTAAATCAGCATTAACAGCTTTTAGCTTCTTACAGTCTATCGAACCATCTGCTGAAATAGTAGTATTAGTAGATGTAAGCGTGAACAGATTACCATTGATATTAACAGACTTATTACCACTAATATTAATTGTTCCACTTGCATTAAGTGTTATATCATCTGCAATAGCTTCAATTGCAGATTTAAGTTCCCCTGTCGTTGGGTCTTTCTTAATGTATGCTTCAAGGCTTGCTGTTGTAGCATAATTGTTAAACTTAACATCAATATCTTCTGGTGCTGGAGAATAATCTGTAGCTTTTGTACCCTTTTCTATTTTTAGCTTGTTTGTATCTACATGTGCAAAGCTAAAACGCATATATGCAGCATTAGAAGGAACTGGCAGAGAACCTCTTACTCCAGTAGATTTATCTGCTACTCCGCTGATAAACTTTTTATTGCTGTCATAAAAACAAGTAGCCGGTGCATTACCCAGATTGGTCCATCCACTCGCTACATAGTTTTTCCACTTAGACACATCTATGTAGTCCGTCAAATCCCAATAGTTACCGCCATCTGTTATTATGCCAGTGGCTGTTATATACTTATTAGGAGTTACAGTGCTTTTTATGAATCTATTGACTCCACCAATTTGTAGATTATTAATATCATTTTTAGTTGCATAGGTGCCAGATACTTCTAGCTTAATACTATTACTTTCCTTAGTTATTGCTTGTGTTATAGCGTTATTCATCTGCGTTGTTGTACTATAATTGCCCTTTAAATCCTGCTGAGTTAATGACAAACTGCTACTTATGCTATCAAGATTGATTCTTAATGCAGAATTTTGCTTCAGCATATAAGCTGTTTCCGAATTTGGGATCTCTTTCCAGCCATGGCTTCCATCCTCATTGCGGATGAACCTCCATGCTCCGCCTTCGTTCTCCCAGTAAGCAACCTTTCCAATATACTTATCCCACTCAGTATCGTTATACTGCCATGTTTCTTCGCGTGGAAACTGTGTGTCTGATGGATAAACAGGAACACACCAATCCCAAGCCGGATAATTATCCTTTGTTGGCACATAAGATATTAAATAGATTTCATCATCGTACTTGGCTAGATTAGACAGGCTTACACTGTATTCCTGCAATGTCTGGTTTACATTAGAAAACTTTTCCTTAACGCTGGTTCCATCTATGTTCTCAGTCCACCAAAGCTTCTGTGTTATAAAATCATCAGACTGCTTTAATAAGCTTCCCCATTCAGAATAATCCTTTCCAGAACCGGTTTTTATATCCTGCAGAAGAACATTAAGTGTCTGTGCTGCATCATCCAGATATATCTTGTTGCTCTTAAGCGTATGTGTGCCATCATTGTTAATAACACTAAAAAGGCTTGCTATATCCAGTTTTCCAGCAGATATATTTGCATTTTCTTTTACCATGTCGTTGCGGATTATCTCACGTTGAACTCCCTGTTCTGTAAGACCTAGCGCGTCAAACATCAGGTTGCCCTTTACATCCCACACATACATGTTATAGTCTCCAGATGTATCTTTACCTATCTGAACGCGAACACGCTTAGAATCACTTATCTGTATCGTATTATCAGACCATCTACTCAAACCGTCTTTGCTATGTACTGCAACATCTGTGGTATCAATGTCCAAGGCCTTTATTTTCTTTGCATCTAAGGAATCTATCATAGAATCCTTAATCTGTGCTGTACCTATCATGCTCACAACACTATTTGCAAAATCTGTAGTAATGCTTTCGCCAGTGGAAGAGCCAAACATTAATGTTTTAATACCAGCAACATCACCATCTAATATGCCTACTTTCTCATATTTAACATTAAGCTGCTCTATGTCAGATTTTATTACCTTTTCCTCTTCTATTGTTGCAAACTTTATGTCTGCCTCATTAGATTTAAGGTAATTATTCTTAATATACTGCAGCTCATTGTTTACAGACACAATAGTCTCTGCAGTTACAGTATTAGCCTTAACCCATTCTGCATCTACCTTTTTAGAAACCAGTTCCTTAGTAAGCATCATTTCCGCATATGTTCGTTCTGCAAGCTTAGTAGATGGTCCTTTATAATCTGTCTCTGTTTCAGTTTCTGTTTTTCCATAAGCTGTAATAGTCATAGCAAGACCGCCATCATATTCCTGAGTTATATTCATAACCGGAACCTTATAAGTCTTACCTAATTCTTCAACAGTTACAATATCCCATGGATCCAGTCGAATATCTCCTAGCGTCTTTAAGCTTGCGCCTCTATACGCAAATTCTCTTACTTTCTTATACACAGAGTTAAGCTTTTCTTCTGTCATAAGCGGATTATCAAATGTTATTCCCAGAGTTCCACTTCCTGCTGTAAAAGAAGTATTACTGTCAACATTACATGTGAGATAATCTAAATGGTAATCACTCTCATTCTTTTCAAATGTAATTATCCGAGATTCATTTATCGTATAGCCATTATCCTCATACCACTTAATAACAATTGTGCCGGTTCTGTCTACGCAGGCAAAACCTCCAGCTAAAGAAGCGATATATCCGATAACCTCACGATAGGTATATCCTACCGGTGCAGTATCAATAGTTATTCCATTCAATCCAGATACATTACAGGGAACGCCACATCCAGTACTTATCTCTTTTAAAACAGATTCTGCACTTGCGGGATATGTCAATTCAGATACATATACACCTGTGGTCTTCATCATTCTGTCGTAAGCCGTAAATGTTGTGGTTGCCTGGTCAAGCGTTGGATGTTCTGCAGTAAAAAAGCCAAGTGGAATATACTCATACTTTCCGCTTGGCAGTTTTAATCCTATTTCTATAGGAATCTCTGTGTTTTCAAACAACTCATTTATTCTTTTTACTGTCAGTTCTATCTTAGCTGCAACAGCCGAACCTATCTGTAAACCCTCATATGCGGAAGCGGTCTCATAGCTCATCTTTTTAAAGCCAGCGTCAATCCACTTACCATTTATCTTTAATCGTAAGTTAAATGTTCGCGATGGTGATCTAATCGTTGTTGCAAATTGCTCTGATACATTATTATACATAAGCTTAATCCTCGATCATAAATTCAATGGCCGCAATATCCTCTAATGTAGTTCCATCGTATCTGCTGTCAGAATCACATACAGATATGTCATCCATCTTAATCATATGTACATCAACATCCGTTTCCATGTTGTACATCTCATCAATCTCTTTTACAACTTCCTGCTCTTTACCTTCTGGGAACTGGTAAGAATCTCCATCCATGACAGCATTCCCATTTTCATCTTTAAGCACATTGTTCTGTATTACTTCTGTTCTCTGTGTAACAAAAATATCTACTTCTCCTAACAATGTCTTAAGGTTCTTTGCAATTGCATAATTTACTTTTACAGGCCAATGCTTTCTTAAGCCCTGTAATTTTTTAAGCATTGTTGCACTATTATCAATCTGTTTAATAGTCATTGTTTTTTTCATGTTCTGCTCCTTACTGTTGTATTATAGATACACTGGCACTTCTGTAGTAATAGTTACCGTCCCCTATATCACCCAGCACCTCTTTACTCAATGTACCTCTATAGCTTGTTATTGTTATATCCTGTCCATCGTCATGGAATGTTATTGGAAAGAATCCGGCGATGAGTTTGTTCTTAATAAGTGCCATCTCATCTTCCTTCAATATTCCCCAATTAATAGATAAGGTCTTCTTTTCAGCGACAACATCACCCAACATTGTTCCGTCAAGTGCTCGTCCTGTAGAAGAAGACCATATAATCTCATCATCCACCTTGATGGACACAGGAGCCGGAAGCTCCTGCCCGTCACATCTCAGTATCAATTCATCACATCCTTGTTAAGTTATAATCTCACATTTTCCTGTCTGCTTTGTATGCTCGTTAATCTTATCAACCACATATTTCTTAAGACTCTTTCCATCAAGCTGTATATCAAGGTCCAGTGTTTCAAGTATCTTAAGTATCTGCTTAAGAATACTTATAGCCTCTGCCAATAACTCTGCACTGGATGCCATAGCTGCTGCCTTCTGTGCCATATCAAGTAATTTATCCTCAGGTGCAACAACTTCACCCTGATGTCTGTTATCGCCAATCATGGCAAGCTGTGGAGTGTTTGGCTTAACGTATCCGCCTTGTGCAAGGTATGGAATCTTGGAGAAGTCGGCTTCCGGTAAATGGAATCCAAAATCTTCGCCACCTATGCCCGGTACCCAGTTTGGTACTTTAAAGCTAAGCTTATTTACAGACCTTACTATTGCATTTATGCCAGATTGAACACCTGTGATCAGTCCGTTAATAAATCCAATTACCATATTAATAGGCCCTTTAGCAATATCAGCAATACCGCTAAATATGCCATCAAAAGCCGTAACTATACCATTCCAAGTGCCTTCCCAGTCACCAGAGAAAACACCCTTAATAAACTGTATAACTCCTTTAAATACAGTAATTGTATCGTTCATTAAATCAGCTATGGTTCCAACGACAACTCCAACCTTATTCCCTATAGAATCAAATATAGCTATAAATATTGGTCCTAATAGTTCAGATAAAAATCCAACTACAGGTGCAATAAAGTTGTTATATATTGTCGTAGCACATGTAACTATCTCACCAACAAAATCCAAGAAATTGGCCAGCAGTGGCTGTAAATGTTCACTCCATACTCTATCAATTACATCTAAAGCATTCTCCCAGACTGGCTGAAGCATATTATTCCATATATCTAAGAATACATCTCCGGTAGTCTTAACAGCCGCTTTTATTCCAGTAAATATCGGCTCTCCCCATTCGTTCCATGCCCCTGCCATTGTATTAACCAAGCCAATCCATACATTTGATATAGATTCAATGGCTGGACTTACACCTTCGCTCCATAAAGAATTCCAAGATGCTTTAAATGTATCAAATATTGTTCCATTTAAAGATAGTGTCTGGGATGCAAAATCCGTCAGCATTGGTAATCCAACAGAAACAAAATTTGCAAGTATAGGATATGCTGCTTTATTCCATACATCCGAAAAGACTGTATTAAAGCTATCAAATAATCCATTTAATATACTGCCATTAGTATCGACCCATGTTACAAGATAATTTGTAAATGGACCATTAAAATAATTTAACAACGGCGGTCCTAATGCTCTTATATCATTAAACGCACTTGCTAAGTTTTTCTTGGCTGTATCTGTATTTTTTGTAAGTCCATCCCATATTCTTGACATAGATGGAGAAAATGTCGATACACTCCATTTGCGGAGTTTATCTAATTCTTTCTTTGCCTTATTTACAAAATCACTAATTGCAGATGTTGCATTAGATGTACTTCCACTCACATCTGGTACAAGGTCAACACTTCCGATTCCTGAAGATGTTCCACCTGTACTACCGCTTGAATCAGAACTATCATCTGTTGGCTCTGTCAGCTTATTTATCTGGTCAAAGCCTGCAAGCGACTTTTCTATATCTTTAGCAGTCTTCTTGGCTGCACTTCCTATATCACCTACATTATCCGCTGCGCTGGATGCATCATCTCCTATACCAGCTATATCCGAACTTATCGAGCCCATAGAGGTTGATACATCTGCTCCTGTGAGCATTTGCACAAAGCTGGCAAAGCCATCTGCAACCTTCTGTAATCCTGCCAGCAAGTTGTTAAAGCCACGCAGAATAGGTGTAAACAATGCTATGAAGCCTTTACCAAGACTAGCCTTTAACTGCTGAAACCTTAATGTAAGTATTCTTGTCTGATTCGCCCAGGAATCCTGTGTCTTAACAAAATCACCAGTGGCATTGGACAGTGCACTAGTAACATATTGATAACGAAGCATTACTTTTTCCTGCTCTGTCATCTTAGCCGTAGTCTTACCAAAACCATTATTAAGTGCATACTGGTCTAAGTTCGTCTGAGTCATTACTACGCCCAGGTCCTTAAGTGTCTCAGTCTCGCCAGTCCAGATGGATTTCAGCTTTGTATATGCTTCATCTGTGCTCAAATTGTAAAATGATGCAACATCACCTGTTAATCCGGTAACATCTTCTGCCATATCAAGTGCAGCCTGTCCTGTAATACCCATTGCATTACTCATCTGGCCAAATACACCCATGTACTTCTTAGCAGATAATTCAGATAGTCCAAAGTTAGTCATGGCGTTAGAAGCCCACTGATCTGCCTGTCCACTCAAGTCCTTAAATGCCGTATCTACAACATTCTGTACTTCTGTAACATTAGAACCAACTTCTATGCAGTCTTTCGTAAACTTAGTAAAAGCTGCTATACTTAATCCAGCAGCTATTTTCTTTCCCATACCAGAAAAGATGGATGTTGCCTGCTTTGCTGCCTTATTGGAAGCACCTGTAAGCTGATTAACTATCTGTGAACTGTCTATGCCAAGTTCCAGAGCTATCTGTCCTACTACATCCGACATACTCCCTCCTTTCCGGCATTTAAAAAGACCACTTTCTACTTAGAGAAAGCGGTCTTAGCCCAATTTTGGAAGTCACTCCAATACTTATTGTAATTTGCATGATCTTCCATTAATTTTCTATTTCTTCTTAATATCCAGTCATTACGGATTTTCTTCTGTTCCTTAGTGAACTCCTTTATAACCTTAGGATCCTTTTCTGCTCTGATTCCCACAATTCTTCCAAGGGGTGTTTCAGGCATTATTCCACTAAGCAACGAACAGAACTCTGACCATGACATATCGTCTTCGGTACGCAACCGTATGCCATATTGGGACAGGAAGCTGGCTTCTATCAGCTCCCAATCATCCCATATATCATAATATGTCTCATGCTGAGGGTGTCTGCTCCTCGCCGTATGTTCCCATAGCAACCTGCATGATTGTATTATACATTTCCTTATATTCAGGAATAGGAAGGTCTAATGCCTCAATCTTATCTGAAGCATCCTTTCCAACAAGCATTTCAAGGCCTTTAATCATAAATGCCATATCATCCTTGTTTTCCTTGCTCTCTGCTTCCTGTGCCATAGCCTGTATGTTGAGAATTGTGCTCTTTCTGTTATTAACAGTAACAACCAAATCCTCTGTAATACGAATCATAGGTAACTGGTTCGTAATCTTCATAGATATATCTATTACTTTAAAATCTGTCTTTGCCATTATTCAAATCCTCTCTTTCTTTAAGCTGCTACATATGCTATATATGTTGGCTTTCCATCCGAATTTGCATCCCATTCAAGCGCATCAATACTTGTAGCATCTCCACCAAGAGATTTTACATCGATTACTGCAGGTACAAGAAGCTGATCAAGATTAGGGAATATAATAGACACCCATGTATTGCAATCCTGACCTGTCTTCATAAATCGACTTGCTACATAATCATTTCCTTCATCTCCATAGTTACGCTTACCGCCGAAAGACATACCAAGTGACTTACCTGTCATGAGCCTTCTTACCCAGCCAGCCTGATCCATTGGATTCCATTCCTCAATGGTTCCATCTACAGATATACTTAAGCTCTCTGCATCTTTTACAATCTTAGTTTCTACTGTTTCCGGTGTATCTGTGTTTTTTCTTCCAGTTATACATACTCCAAACTGAATTTTATGTACCGGATTAACCCCTGTTAATGGTGTAGCTTCCGCGTTATACCCAGCTATCTTTGTATTCTGTGACATACTTCTACCTACCTTTCATAACAAAATTTAAGTTCTATGACCATTTCAAATATTCCTTTATCATCTGTATCAACCTCAATCGGTGCTGATACTAACATTTCTGTAAAAAGAATATTTGTGTCATTAATGTTTACATGTTTCATATCTCTGAGCTTGTCGTAAAGCTCCTGTGAGACTTTTTCAATCTCCCTGACACTTTTATTCCAATGAATCAGTATACTTATGGATTTGACAGCATAAGAGCTGTTCTGTATACCTCCAACAGCCATCTGAACATTATCTCCCCTGTTAAGATGGTATACACCTATGCTCTTATCTTTCTTATCATCAAGCTTTCCACAATATACATGGTCATCAGCCGCTATCCCAAGACCTGCTATAAGGTCTCTCACATCACCTATTCCTAACATCCTAACATCATAACCCCGCATTCTTTTTATAAAACTTTCCAAATGCTTTAGGTGCAAAATCCTGCTTTTTACCACCTTTCATATAGTCATCAAGCCATCTGCCTTTAGCATTTGCATTTCCTTCATGTTTCTTGCCGCTTTCATCTGTCCACTGCGTCTGATGGAAGTTGTATTCCGGATGATAATATAATCTTCTTGCCTGCGGTGCTGATGTTGATATGATAACTTTACCATTTACAGCTTTTGAAATACCATTAGTTACTGTCTGTCCATTTTCGTAAGTGGCAGTTTCACTCTTTCCTGCGCTAATATGAGTACTTTCTCCCTGCAATTTACCTGTATCTCTTGGTATCACCTGACTTTGCACAACATCCGTGTGTATAGCTTCCGCTGTCATTTCTAATGAAGTCGCCGCTGCTGCCGTAAGCTTCCTTACCATAGGCATATTAAGCTTCACTGTTGACTTAACATTCTTTGCCATTACATCACATCCAATCTTACATAATTAACCGTACCATCCGGATTACGGCACTTCGTACCCTTGTATATATGCCTTGTTACACCGAACACCGTTATATCACCTTTAGTAATAACAGGAAGCTCCGGTGCAATATCTCCTGGTATCAAAGCACATCCTTCAAGCTTTATAAGCACCTTTTCTACTGTTAATTCTGTCTTACCGCTGTCCTGATAGTTACATAAGCCATCCCAAATAATAGGTTCAAGAGGTTCTCCATAGACATTCCTGCCTTCCTGCTCTATCTCAAGGTGTATTTCTGTCTTACACATGCTCTTTAATATTAAACATGGGTACTTCATACTCACACCCCCAGACTTAAGCAGCACAAGCCAGTCTGACAGAGTATCTGGTATGTATCACGCTTTATAGCAATTCCATTCTGTACAAGGACATTCCAACTGCTGCCAAACTGCATAGATACTCCATTTAAAGAATAGTTCTGTAAGACACAATTAATCATGTCCTCATTCTCATATTCAAAATCAGCCATCTCACAACATACATCTATGATTATTGCCTGCTGGAACTCTGTCAGACCTTCAAAACCTCTCGCGACTATACGATTAAAAGTAAGCGAGTCGATATGTCGGCTCGCCTGTTTTAATCTTCGTACTATCTGCTCATCCGGGATAAGTCTATGTTCACTAAGGTACTGCTCTTTACTTGCATATACCATAAGACCACCGCCTATTCTGTCCTATCTTCCTTTGGTTCATCTGCTGTTACTTTCTCTTCCTTTGGCTTGTCTTCCTTTGCCTTACCTGTTTTCTTTGACCTAATAACCTTTGGTTCAAAGGTCAATCCAATTACTGTATCTGCCATAATGATTCCTCCTTAATTATCCTTATGTGATACATATATCCCAGCGGTCTTATTCTCATATACATGGCCATAAAGATTATTATTACGATACTTGAATACATGACTATCGCCATCCTGGTCCTGATCTGGACTAAAGTACTTAATATACTGATCCATAGCTGTTACAGCTGCAGACTTCTCTACACATAAGAAGTTAACATTCTTAGCCGGCTTAGTTGTCATCTCGTAATTTTCAACCTGTGTTCCACTTGGACTACTAACAGCCTTATAATTGCCCTCACTTTCTTTTGTGTAATAAGTCTTACCCGGCTGTGGTGATGTATCCTTTGATAATGTATAAGCTGCCTTAGTCTTTTCATATCCATATGAATTCTTACCATCATGAAGGGTTATTGATGTGTACATACGTGACTGTGGAACTGGTATGATCTGAGAAAATCTCTTAAGTACTTCTCTTGATTTAGTTGTATCCATATCGTCCGCAAGAGAAATTAATGTAGGTGTGATGAATAAAATACGCGATTCCATAGGAACTTCATCTTCATCCATCTTATTAGCACAAGCTCTTAACGCTATTATTAATTCAGCTCCTGTTTCAATATTCTCTTCCTTTACTGTTATATCCTTAGTTCCACAGATTTTAGCAATACGTGCGGCATCTGTTTCCGGAATAACCTTTGTTTTTAAGAATTCACTTGATAACTTGGCAAATGGCTGTGCAAGTGTTTCACCATTATCAAGACGGTCAATCCTTAAATCCTGTGAACGTTCCTTATCATACTTAACCGTTTCCCATGTAAGTGAAGTTGAACCCTTTGTGTAACCTGACTTTCTGTCAAAATCACCAAGTGCATCCATATCAAGCTTCGCAATCTTAATTTCACCGTTGTTGCCTTTTCTTACTGTTGTTTCATCACCATCTAATACTGAGGTCTTCGCTCCTTCCTTATACACCTCATCAAGTATTGGAAGGTATATTGTAGATAATTCGATATTATTCATATAATCCTATTCCTTTCTTTACTGCTTTGGCTTTAATCCGAATAACTTTCTTATCGCATCATCATTACCCGGATTGCCATTTCCATTGTTACCAGGAGCACCAATCTGGAAGCCAGCATTGTTCTCCATACTTGGCTTAAGTGCTGGTACATCTTTAAGTACCTGCTCAAGTGAAGCTTTGATATTATCTTCAGACACCTTTCCATCCACACCCTTTACCTTGCTGAAATCAGCCATCTTAAGCACATAGGGAAGTGTCTTAGCTTCTATACCAAGCGTCATTGCTACCTTTGTAGCTGCAAGTTCAATCTGAGCCTGTTCAGCAACCTTCTGTGCTGCTGCCACTTCATTCTGAAGATTAGCATTAGCGTTCTGCTGCTGTTCTGTCTGCTGCTGCTTATTCTGCTTAAATGTTGCAATAGCCTGACTTATCTCATCTTCTGATAATCCCTGCTGCTGGAAATAGCTTTTAAGCACAGCATTCTCTTTCTTGGCAGTTGCATTATCCAGCATTGCCTGTATCTTGTCATAATCAACACCAGCTGTCTGCTGATTATTCTGATTACCCTGCTGTCCTGCCTGTGCATTGTTTCCTCCAGCGTTCTGGTCGCCGTTACCATCTCCGCCATCTGCGAAGAGCTGTAGATTGATAGGTAATATTTTTCTCATACCTGTCTCCTTTCCGTTTACCGCCCGTCGGCATTTTTCCTAAAGTTTAGTGCCATTAAGTTTTGGGCATAAAAAAAATAGGCACACACAGCTTATTTGCCATGTGTGCTTAATAACTAATATTAAATTGTGTTGCACTGGTGCAACTTTGGACTATTCTACTATAATCCAATCTTCAGCGAGACAATCGTTAATACTTGGAACCCACATTGAATGTGAACCATCCACATTTTTTATCTGAAAATATGGGTTACATATAAACAAATCGCCTTCGTTTAACCCCCATGCTTCCGCTGTTTGCTTATTGCAGGGGATTCCATTCGGATATGCTTTCTGATATACAACAAACATTCCTTTTCCGTTCCAACCTCTTCTTGCTACCTTATTACCTTTTTTCATGGCCTCAATAGCAATTCCAAATGTCATATTGTCACATTTTCTATACGCTTCATTAAATTGTTTCTTAGGACACCAACTTTCATATCCATCAGGATATCTTATATGATAGCCTTCATCTTCTGGATTCTCGTCACTTGGTATCTTCCATCCTCTGTATTCATTGTATTCGCCCCTACTCATTGGCTCTGCTGTAACCACTTTTACTCCAATATAATCTTTCATTTTTTAGTCCTCTCTTTCTTAAAATTGGGTATAAAAATACCACCAATCTTTCGACTGGTGGCTGTTACTTGTTTTCTTTTATTTCTGCTTTATCTTCATTATTGCTTTCTGCCTTTATTGGTCCTTTTTCCAATAATGCAATCAATTCATCAATTGTCATTCCCGGTTTTCCATCTAATATACCATCCATTGAAACACCTCCTGCCTCAATATTACCCTCTCTGTATGCCAACAGAATAGCATTTTTTTAAAAACAAATCAATACACTTATTAATATTATCACTATATTTTTCCTGACACTCTCTCATCAATTCAACTGCTCCATTATAATCAAAATGTTCGCCTTTTGAAATATATCGTACATCTCCTTGATTTGTCACAATGGTCATAGTTTTTATTGTGTCGTGTCTCATAAATACTCCAATATCATTTGCTGAAAAATCTGTTAATCCAGGATGGTTGTGACATAATACCAAAGACTTATCTTTTGCCGAATGCAATAAATGAAACATATCTGAATCAGAATATACATCTACCTCATGCCTTCCACCTTTTATAAATTTAGTTTTTTTATTTGTTATTAAATCTACTACACATGCAACTTCATTACTGTTATTTTCATCTCTCGCAACTTTAAGTAAGTCCTTATGTACCTCTTTTATAAATTTATTATTATCAGAAGTAAAGCCCTTAGGATTAATTTCATTTACTTTATCTATTGCCTGCTCCGTTATTATAACCTTTTTGCCTCTATTTTTCTGTTTTAATACTTCATTTTCCCACTGTTCCTTTCTAGCCGCATACATCTTACAGTTGTCCTTATCTAATGAGTACTTAGCCAACCTGTCAAACTGTTCAACCATTCTGCCAGCATATTGCTGTTTCTGGTCCTGTCTGTAATCTTCTTTGACCTTTTCCAGTTCTTTCTTGGTAAACTTGCTATCCGGCTCTTCGTCAAGCTCTGGGAAGTATGTTGTATGTATATCTTTACAGTTTGGATGATAAAGCCCTGCTGCCATAGCAGATGACATAAGCGGATAAGGACCATCAGATGCCTTACCTCCACTCCATACATCATCTATAAGCACCTTCCCAACAAATGGAAGGCACTTAGGACAGGCATTAGCACGCTTATTCATAATAACAGTGCTAATTCCCCACGACTGTCTCATTTCACCCTCTCCGGTTAGATATGCACGCTTATTAGCTGTCTGAATAGCCATCTTAGCATAATCTTTTACTGTGTGCCTGCTGCCATTCGCATATTCAATACAATTAATACCAGCTTTAAGAAAATCCTTTGTAGCCATATCAACTGCCTTCTCATATGTTGCTGCACCCGTATTCGCATACACCTGAGCATTGAATATTATCTGCCGGTATTTATCCTCAGACATTCTAAGCATTGCTTTTTCTGCCCTGTTAAAATCTGATTTCGTGGCTTTAATCAAGGCATTAAGTTTTCTAGTGTTTAGTCTAAAAAAAACTCCCTCAGTTCGCCTTCTGACAAACTTTGGGGGCTTATATCCTCTCTTTATTGCTCTTAATATTTTCTGTTCCTGTCGTGTTCCGCCTTCCTGTCTGGCTGCATATATCATTGCATCTATAGAATCATTAATATCACTGAACTCTGACGAAAACGTTTTCTTGTTCTGTGCTTTATATTTCTCAAGAGACTTAAGCTGTTCTACCTGCCACTGTGACCAGTTAAACCCCATATCTGTCTCTTCTGCTCTGTGGCTCGCAAGATTGCGCATCATAGAAGCAATCAGCTCATCTTCTATGGCTCTAAAGGCTTTCTCTATGTCATATTCTGTATTAAGTGCCATAAGCTACCTCACTTGTTATCAAAAACTGTAAAATCGTTTCAAACCCCTTAAAATCGTTTCAAAAATCATAAAATCGTTATCAAAAACCATAAAATCGTTATCATAGCCATCAAACTGTAAAGCCATCTGCCTGCATATTAAGGGCTGGCTCTCCCATATCGGATATTCCCTGTTCGGCCTTAAGCCTTGCAACCTCTTCCTGTTTCCATTCATCATCTTTAGTGTCACCATACAACTCATCAACGGATGCTTCAACACTCATGATACCGCCCTGCTTGGCTTTGCTTACTGTCTCAACCTGACTTTCAAAGCTAGGGTTCGCATATTCACCAAATGTCACATCAACATCAATGTCCTGTGTTGTTGAATTATTAAGAGTATCTGTCGCCTGCAATGTCATTTTTACAAGCTTCGGAAGAACCTTCTGGAGCTGATTTACAATATTATTCCTACTGTACAGCGTTGCTTTTTCCTTCTCCCTCTGTGCTTCTGCATTATCAAGCTTCTTTACATCTATTCCCAATGTAGAAGGGCTCATGATTCCCTGCAAGCAAAGATCAAGTGCCGTGATATATGTAGCAAGATACCCTTCATGTGGTATTTCACTCTGTTCTCTTTCAATCTTATAATTTGCACCTTCTGCCATAGGAGACGAATACTGTATATAAGCGTTGTCAAATGAATTTGGCAGCATAACCTTTCCATCATAAGGATTTCGAGGAAGTAAATTTTCTGGTATATATTCCTTTGTTCGGTTATGTCTTAAAGCATCCATCCACTGACTCCATGCTTCGTCCAGTGCGTCAAATCCATCTATCTTGCTGTCATATATGCTTTTGCCTCTACCCTTGAACTTTGCTGATTTATAGAACATAAGAGGTATTGCCATCATAAGGCTTTTATCTTCCCATGTTACAGGTCTTAAACCTGCAAGCTCCGGCACAGTGCTGATATCACATTCTTTGTTATCTCTTGTGAGCATATATGTAATATAACCTTTTCCATACGTCTCAAGCAGAATGTATTCTTGATTCTTAACTGTATATACTGTCTTAAACACAACCTCTTTCACTCTGCCGCGTTCTCTTATTATCTCTACCTTGTCGCCGGGATAAAACTCTATTATTGGATACTGGCTTAGGTTTGTATCTATGGATAGTTTAAATGCGCCATCTCCAACAATAAGAGTGTCTGTTATTGCCTGCTTTACAAGTTCTGCAAAATCGTTTTCTTCTGCTATCTTATCCCAGTCTGACTGCCTGCTGCCAACATCTACTTCGTTCATATCAGCAACAACAATACTCGCAAGCATATCAACCAGCATTGCCGGTAATCCTACATGTATCTTTCTTATTGCTAATCCAGGAGAGCATTTTGCAGCCCAGAATCTTGTCTTATCTCCATCAATCTGATCATACAGCTGTGACAGTTCCTCACTTACACCTCTGTACCATATCTGATTCTTAATGGCATTACCTTCAAAGTCGAAGATTTCCTGTATATTAATTATTCCTCTCTGTGCCGGCTGCACACGCAACCATGTCCTTATTCCATCTCTTATCTTATCAGCCATAGTATTAAATATGCTCACCTCTCTCACTCTCCTATCTGTTCTCTACTCCAACTTTGTCCCTGTATGGTATCCAGCCATATTGCGTACTGTTAACCATATGATCATTTCCATCTTCCGGCTCACAGTCTTTATCTTCCAGCCAACTGTATACCTGCAGTTCCCCTGTGTAGTTCGTGCATGTATCTACAACATAATAGCTTGGCTCTTTGCCCTTTTCGTCGTTAAAGGACATCCAGCCAAGCTGTAAGTTAATTCTATCGATTATGGTTACTTTCTTATACGCATTGTTAAATATATACTGGCAGTCAATGTGTTCTCTCTTGTACTTGGCAAATTCTGTTATTGTCGCCTGATCCGCGTTATCAACAAATGTGTTCTTTGCCATGCCGCCCCATTCTTTTCTGTTGCGTTCCAGGAAGTCTATGTAATTTCTTACTGTATCAGACGGTGCTATGGGGATATCAAGAGCCGCATTGTTATATACCCTTTCTGCCAGTATAATTAGCTTCCCTTTGTTTGTTATTCCAATATAGGACATTGCAATAGTATCAGGACTCTTAGTTGAATATGCCGTATCAAGACCGCTTGTATATATTACAAACCATTCTGTCTGCTTGTCGTCATATTCTCGCTTAATAAATGCCTTAGCCTGTTCTTTAGTAATAACATGTCGTTTGCAGAAATTAGAAAAGACAAGACCTGTAGCCTTGCCTCGTAATCCTAATATCTTGTTTTTATATATCTTAGTGCCAGGAGGATAGCTCATTTTCTTCTGTTCTATCTTCTCTGGTGTCATGGATATGTTGTCTTCAAATGTAAAGAACCAGTATACCCAGCCGTCAATAGGCTCACAGCCGTTAAGATCCTTCCATATCTCTTCCGGCACATCTGCCTTGTACTTATCAATTGGTCTTGCGTGATTGATGTACTCTGAATATATGGGTAATGTGGGTGCATCCGGGTTCAGAGTACCAACAAAGTATTCAGAGCGTCCGAATATCTCACGGATGAAGTCTATGTTAGCTGTGTTACACTCATCTACCCACACACAACCAAACTGGCTTCCAAGTGCATTTTTCCATTTACTGGCATTATCGTAACCCAGAACATATATTATCTTGGTACTGCTGCCAGTTTTAAATTTAATGTGTGGAAGTTTATTTTCTTTATCGCCATTACCACAGTATTCCAAATTAGGGAATATCTGAAGTAATCCCATATCTGCATTGATTATATTCTTTTCAATAACACCTGTTGTATTACCGGCTATAACATGCAGCTTCATATCTGATTCTGCTACATTCATGATAAACTTCACAGCAACCGTTGTTGTCTTACCTGATGCAGTAGAACCTTCAAGGAATTCTGCTCTTGCCGGTGTATCTATGTAATCCCAATACTTATCACTTAGAAGCATCAGGCTCACCCCTTGCTTGCCTTACGCTGAGCAAGAAGCTCTGCAAGCTCATCCTTTACAGAATCGTTTATATTTGCTTCTATCTTATCCGTGAACATTCCAAGATGTTTGCCAAGAAGCTCCAATGCCCTCACCTTATCACACGGCTTGACCTCTAATCCATCTCGCCCTTTCTTAATAACAGCTAATGCACGCTTTTGTTCTTCTGTAAGTTCTTCTGTCAATACTGGCTCTACAGTCCTGTATGTAGCAGGTTTGCCCTCTTCATCCAGTATATTCACAAGCATTCCGCCTACTTCTGCTTTCATCTTCTTCTCGACTACATGTGCATAATCTGCTGTATTAGAAAAAGCTATCAAGGCAAGTTCCCTGATAACTCTTTCCTGAGTTACCTCTGTACTCCTTGATAGCTCTTTTTGTCTTTTCGCTATATATTCCTGAACCTTAACATTCCTTAACAGTCTTGACGCTGTCTGTTCTGCTGTCTTTGGTGAATATCCTGCCCTAATAGCTGCCTGTGTAGCATTAAGGTCTATAAGATATTCTTCGCAAAACCTCTTTTGTTTATCAGTTAATGCCATACACTCAGCTCCTTTCTGGCATAATAAAAGACCTCATTTTAAAAACAAGGTCTTCACACTATATTACTTATTTTTTTTATAATATTTATCGTATTCAATCATATTACCAAAAAATTCTATTACTGACACTATCATAACAGCTATATCTAATGCTGTCAGCGTGCCAGTAAATATACTTTGTGCTAAATTAATACTTGTCAATACAATAACCACAAAATATCCTGCTACTTTCCAAGCCGAAACTGCATCATGTTTTTTATCTTTAGAAAATATTTTTATACCTCCTCCTACAAAAAACATTATAAATACGATAATTAATACAGATGAAACTGCTACTTTCATAAATATCCCTCCTTATATATTTTATATATCGTCAGGTTGCTTATATTTCTTAAGAGTTATTAAAAAAGACACCAGCCTTAAGCCAGTGTCTTACCGGGGGGTATTAATATTTAATAATGGAGAAATCATGCTGTTCATCATGTCCACCTTGGTCAGCTTAGATATTACCACAGACAAAACGAACAGAGCGAACAAACTTTAAATTTTTGATAAGAATCTTTCTACTGCCATTCTACAACTATCTGCTGTGTGGTGTTTTCCCATCTTTCTTGCTACCTGCACCCAGGATAAGCCTTCTATGTATCTTAATGTTATAAGCCGCCTCATTCTACTGTTGTCAATTTCATTTACACACTTTTCTATGAGGTTAATCTGAGTGTCTATTTTCTCTTTAATGTCTATCTGCTGCCGCTGTCGCACTAAAAGAAGTGTTCTCTTCCGTGAATATGCCGGATAAGGGAAGCCTTCTACAACAAAATGCTGCTTACCTCCATCTCCACCGGTAACGCTGTCCTTTTCCGTATACCCTTCAGTTTCCATTTTATCAAGTTCTCTTTGTATCTTATCAATCGCGGCCTGTATTTCCTGTTTCTCCTTAATCAAATCACTGTACTGCTTAAGGAGGTCTTTTATATTGTCATTTTTCAAGTTATTCATCACCTACCCTCTTCTCATCTGCTGCCAGTTTTTCAACACTCAGGATTTCTAAAACATAATACTGTTTGTCTGGCGTAGCGCCCCACTTTGGTCTACCTTTTCCAATCCATAATCTACATCTTGCTTTTATTGCTTTAGAATTCTTGGAATAGCCATTACGAAAAATAATCTCCTGAACACTGTCTTTCCTTATCTCCTCTGGTACTGCCTCTCCTTGCAACAGTTCATATTTGCTTCTATCTGAAAAGATACTTGATGGATATATAGTTATTGCTCCGAACAGATTCTGAAATCTTGTTTCGTAATATTCTTTTATTTCTCGATATTCTTCTTTCTTCTCTCCAGAAAGAATCATGTCGAACCACTTTTTCTTAATTGGCAATATTAGCATTATGAATCACCCTCCTTAACTATCTCTAATGCGTTTGTCACTCCCATTGAATATCCCTTAGCAAAATCAAATTGCATTTGGTTTTCTCTTGCGCATCTTTCCTTATCTTGATCAGCTAGCATTAATTCTCTCTCCAATCGTTCTACCTTCTTATCCAGATTGAATGCTATAGGAATATTCTTAATAGTGTCTATAACCATTTTTCTATATGCCTGTATTGCATCTTGCATTAATGCGGCAAAATCGTCTAAATCAACATTTTCTCCCAATATTTCTTCCACGGGAATATCAAATGTGATATTTGTTCCTGTACTATTTAGCTTGTTTATAAGCTGTTCTCTGCTGATTAAATCGTTCATACTCCCTCCTGATAAACATCTCTCCATCACACCAGAAGTAATCTTCCGCTGGCATGTAGTTCTCTATAACTGTCTTATTGTTACATGTATATGTTCCGTCTGCTGCCACACTCTTAGAACATTGCTCACAACAGGTATATTCACATAAGTGTTTATGTCGTCTTCTGCTCACCCTCACACCTCTCAATCTTAAGTATCTCATCAAGATCAGCCTCATTTATGTATATTACAAAGCTATTATCTCTTTCTATATCTACTGCACTTCCATCTTTCTTTGTTATTTTCCACATATTCTCTCCTTTTCTACAAATAAAAAACAACCATCAAATAATGATGGTTGCTTCTCTACTTTATTAATAATTTTCTATTCAATTTTAAATTCTTAACAATAGCATTATTTATATTTTTAAAATGCTCCCTTTGCTTCCTATAATTCGGTACCTTTAACTTTAACCAATTTTCTGGATTTATATATATACCCATTATATCAAACTTAGCCTGTGTAATAATTAATACATATGTACATACAACTTCATTAACATCAAATTCTTCTACAGAATTTGCTCTATTATATACTTCCTGTAAATGAACCGCCAATTTGATAACTTTTTCTGTTCCATATCCATATATATAACTTAATAAATTATCATAGGAAGATTCAAACTGTATGTCAGACTTTCCCAAGCAATAATCTAACAGATTCAATGTAATTCGCGGTATATACTCCATGTTCTGTATCATTACATCGTCTCTAGATTTTTTCAAATCATTTTTTAATTCCCTACAAATAGATATGTTAGTCACAACAAATCCCACAACAGCGACTAATATTGTAACTATAGCCGTAATAATCGTTCCTATCAATTCATCACTAACTACATTTTTCTGTGCCGTTTGTTCAATTAAAAATATCATCTTATAATACCCCCTTAAGATTATCATATCATTTCAACCGTCATTATTCAATTGTCAAAGAACAATACCTTAGGCAAATCTTAATTGCCCTGTCTTTTCCTCTTTTATACTGAGGTTAGGCATTCTCTGTGCTATGCATAATTCTTTAAGATTAGCCCTTACCAACGCATTAGGTACCATTGGACTAACAGAATTGCCACATCTCTTAACCTGCTCCGCTCTTGGATATGTCTTTCCTGTGTAATCATGGTCAATTATGTAGTCGCTTGGAAATCCCTGGCACCCATACAGTTCCCTAGGCTCTAACATTCTTAGTCCTATATCAACAATCTGATAGTCTGTGCCTTCTATGGTTACAAGACCAAACCGGTCCTTTGTGGTAATTGTATCGAGAGGATGTTTAATATCCTGTCCTGTAGCATCCCCATAATACTTAACCAGAAATGCCCTTACTTCTCCAAAATGTCCATCGCCTGCTGTTATCGTTGGAAGGGGCTTCTTTATATCTCTTCCGTCACAATGGTTATTCATCTGAATAAGGTTCGATAAAACCAGTCCATATCTGTTAGAACCATCTATGGTCATAACCGGATTATCTATTGTCTGACCTCTTACCTCTCCATGAACAGTCTCCGAGTGATACTGGATAAGTGTAGGACATATTAAACAATGCTCGTTTTTACTTACTATCGTAGATAGCGGCTCCTGAATATTCTTGCTCCGGTCTTTTGTAAAACCAGTCTGTCCAATCTGAATCATGTAAGGTTCAACAATCCCATATCCATGTTTACCTGTAATTGTTGGCAATGGTTCTTTAGTATCCAGCGGTCTTCTGTCTCCACCATGATTACACTGAACAATAAAAGGCTCTGGATTATCCAAAACAAATTTCTTTAATCCTCTTGCGATTCTTTCCATTGTCTTAGGTGCTAATGGTCTTACCGCTTTTATTCCATATTTCTCTTTTATCTGTTCAGATGTATCAAATATGCTTGGGCATGGTCTGCTAAAATCTATCTGTGTATATGCTCCAACATAAGGTTTTAGCAGTCCCTTTTTCACAGCTTCGCTGTCTGCTGGTGCATGTGTAGGCTCTGGCCATATAATAGGTCTCTTGTCACATCTTGCAACCATAAAGAATCTCTTTCTCATGGTTGGTGCTCCGTAATCTGCTGCCACAAGCTCCCTGAACTGCACTTCATATCCTAAATCCTGCAACTGGCTTACAAATTTATTAAATGTCTTGCCCTGCTTTGTTTTTATTGGATGATGCCCTCTGTTCAGTGGTCCCCATGTCTTGAATTCTTCTACATTCTCCAACATGATTACTCTAGGTCTTACCAGTCCAGCCCACCGGCACGCTACCCATGCAAGACCTCTTATATTCTTATCCTTTGGCTTACCGCCTTTTGCCTTGCTGAAATGTTTACAATCCGGAGAGAACCAGGCAAGCCCCACAGGATACCCATTACATGCCTGCACTGGGTCTACCTGCCATACATCTTCACAATAATGCTTTGTATTCGGATGGTTTGCTTTATGCATTGCAATAGCCTTAGGATCATGGTTAATTGCTATATCCACACTAAAGCCGGTAGCTTCTTCTATTCCGGTGGAAGCTCCGCCCCCACCAGCGAAATTATCAACTATTAATTCCCCGTTTATCATATTAAGCCTCCATAAAGTCAAACAGTGTAGGTGTTTCTATCTCATTTTCTGCTTCCTGAAGATATCCAACACCATCTCTGAAATAGTCACAGCTCAGTTCTATTCCATAGCCATATCTTTTCATCTTTACTGCCGTCATTGGAACTGTCATTAAGCCTCCAAACGGGTCAAGAACCATATCACCTTCATTGCTGTATCTGTTAATGATTCTTTCAACAATATCAAGCTGTAGTGGGCATACATGCATCTGCTGCCTGCGTCTGCTCTGTGTTGTATTAAGTGTTCTCATTCTGTTTATATCATCCCATACGTCAAGGTTATTCCATGAACCGGGAGCGACAACCATAAATGTGGCTGGGAGCTTATCATTTTTATCTAACTCTTCCGCAAGCTTCACATGTTCTTCATAGCTGTATACATTGGAACGGCTGTATTCCCTATAAACTCTCTGTAAATCATCAACACTAAATTCCTTAAGCTCATCTTTGCTTATAAGCCTGTCGCCTGAACTTCTCCAGTATCCGTGAGCGTCTATCTGCCATTGTGCCCTTGTATAATCTTCCTTGGTTTTCTTTACAGGATCATCCGCATATGCATTAGACTTATCCGTTGGAAGCTTTCTAAACAGAAGTATGTATTCAGGACATCCTACGCCCATCTTTGAACCGTCTTTACACTGTTCAGACCATCCAAGGCGGTATGTCTGGTTATTCTCCCTGACCACATCTGTAACAACTGTTATCATTCCAAAATACTGAAAACCGTGTTTCATGTAGTGTTCTATACACTGTGCATGAAACGGCTCTATTGTAGGCATTCCAGTTCCTGTAGCATTTCCAAATAATACCCTGTCTTTAACATGGATGGCTGCTACCCTGCCAGGTTCAAGAATCCTTAAAAGCTCCGGTGTAAGGAAGTCCATCTGCTCAAAGAACTTTTCTGTATTCTCATTGTGTCCGAAGTCGTTGTAATTGGCGCTATACTCATAATGGTTTCCGAATGGAATGGATGTGTGTATAAGTCCTACAGAATTACTTTCTATTCTTCTGCACTCTTCAACACAATCATCATTTACCGCTGTATAATGCTTTCCCTGTACTTTCACTGTCTCAACTCCCATATTTCTCTCTAACCGCTTTATTTTAGATGCCGGACTTAAACCATATTTCTTTACAATATCCGTCATTTTTTTAACCATGTGATTATGATTCTTCCATTTCTCAAGCAGTGCTTCTTTTATCTGTCTTTCGTTCTCCATGTATATAATGTCTATAACAACTGTATCTGTCTGTAAGAACCTGTAACATCTATGTACTGCCTGAATAAAATCGTTAAACTCATAATCAATCCCCAAGAATATCTCCCTGTGGCAGTAACGCTGAAAGTTACAGCCTGAGCCCGATATTGATTTCTTTGTTGCAAACAGCTTGATTCTTCCCTGCGCAAAATCAATAACCCGCTTTTCCCTTATGTCATAATCCTGTGAGCCATATATATCTACAACTTCGGGTATTGCCTTAAGAATTGCCTTTCTTTCAGACTCTAAGTCATGCCACAAAAGGAAATGCTCCTCAGGCGAACTCTCTACAATCTCTTTCATTTTTTCAACACGCTGGTCAATGCTGTTTCTTTTTACTTCTGCAGCTTCCTTCAAGCCTGCTGCCGCTTCTGTAAATAACTGCATTTGTCCTGTTTTATCAGATGTATCTCCGTAATGTATTGGTATCTCATGCCACCTTACATCAAGTGGAGGCAACACATAGCCATCATCAGAATATTCTGGATTTACATCTGAAGGTTTCGTTATGAACAACGCCCATGATGAAACCCACAACCAGAATTCATCTTCCATATTTGGGTACAATGTAAGATTATTAGCCTTAGTGCTGTCTCTCTGAAAGAATCTTGTAAGTGCCTGCCCTGTATCCATTATCTCGAGATATCCGGCATAATGTATAAGCTCTTTGTATTTGTTGGGACTTGGCGTTGCTGTGGCTACCAGCTTGTAAGGAACATTCTTGAACTTATCAAGAAATGTCTGGTATGTCTTACTTCCAAAAGACCTTAAAACACTTGCTTCATCTAACGATGTCGCAACAAAATAATCTGGTCTTATATCACCGTCTCTTACTCTTTCATAGTTGGTAAGAACAATACTGCTGTCACAGGATTCTACTTCTTCCATGCTTCTGCAATAAACAGGTGCATCATATCTAAGAACATTCACAGCGTCCTGTGTAAATTCCTGTTTTACTCCAAGTGGAAGAACAATCAAAGCCCTTCCGCCCTCGTGATCTATTACCTGTTTACAGAATTCTATCTCCTGTATGGTTTTACCTAAACCAAAACTTTCAAACAAAGCTCTTCTTCCACCTTTAAGTGCCCATATTACGGCATCCCTCTGATGTGGCTTTAATGCTTTGTTAATATCTGTCGGATTTACTTCAAATCCGCTATCCTGTGCAAGTTCTATTTTGCTTTCTAAAAACTCTTTGTATGTCATTTCTGAAAGGAACATCGTACGAATCACTCTGGCCAGAGTTCCAAGCTCCTTTCTGATACTCTTATTTCTCTGCTGCCCTCATGCATTTATATGAGCAGTAATATTTACAATTTCTTTTGTAACCCCATGTCTCTCTGCTTACCATTATTGTGGATACATATTTACCACATTGTGCACAATAAAACCCAAAAGCATCATTGCGCTTCTTTACTGGGAGACTTCGCCTTTCTGTCTGGCTTATCGTCTTTTACTGTTACCGCATCACCTAAAGCTGATATACAGGCTTCTAAAGACTTACAGTGCTCCTCAATAACTTCTCCTAAGCGGTTCTTAATGTATTCAGCCGCATCATCTGCTATATCTTTCATGCCTGGGAGCTTGTACAGCTCTGTATATCCTGCGTAATGGCTTCTGTCTTCGCTCGGTTCTCCCTTAAACAAATCTGCTCCGGTAAGCTCTTCCTTAACGCGATACATGTCCAGTACCATATTTGCGCCATCTTCTATTGCAAGTCCAAGTTTTCCTATCTGCAATAATGTTTCCTGTGTCATTAGTTGTCCTTTCCAGCTTTACAGAATCCGATGATAACACTTGCTAATGCTGCTCCGGCTATAAAGCTTATTATCTCTGCAATCATATATCCTCCTACTCCCTGTTGTTCTCTAGCAGGGCATTATAAAATTCAGGGTCCTTAGGCGGACGCTGTTCGTAATTTGCAAATTTTTTTGCGCGCGCAGGCGCTATATTATTTTGTTTTTGTTTATGTTTATATATGGCTACGGTTTCTCCTACGCTTTGTCCTACGGATTGTACTTCGGTTTGTACTACGGTTTCTCCTACGCTTTGTCCTACGGATTTGAAAGTACAAATTTTATATTTATTAGGACTTCCTTTCTTACCTCTTTGGAATTCTATAAGACCTGCATCTATTAATCTGTTCCTGTTCTCGACTAATGTAGCCTCTCTTGACATCTGACAACGTGACATTACTCGCTGGTTATCTACTTGTATCCACTCGCACCACCCAGCCATGTTATTAATACTAAGTAATTTGTAGTACAATAACTGCGCTGAGCCCGGCAAGTAATGACTTTCGAGCCACCTTTCAAACCCGTTCAGTTGTTTTATGTAGTCGATTCTCTGTTCTGTCCTCACTGCACCACCTCTTCCAATACCACCTCTATTCGTGGATTATGCTTGTCTGTGAAAAAGTGGTCTTCAAAACCTACTATATTGTTCCAGCCATCATTATCCAGAACCTTACACTTAACAAGTGCGTCCTGTATAAACTTATGTGCAACACCTGATATATTATCAAGGTCACGCTTTCTATTTGGCTCATAGAAGGTATATTTAATCCTCACTGGATTATTTATATGAGTACGCTTTAATTTAAGCCTTATTGCGTTAGATATAAGCATCTGATACTGCTGTTTCATGTCATTACCGTCACAATGTCCATTATGAAAACATCTTTCCGCTTTAAGGTATTCATTCAATCCCGGCAGTGTGCCTTTGATTGTAAATGCATAGAACATCTTTCTCCTTTCCGCCTCCCGGTAAGTATGCAACCGGGAGACTGGTTTTATTCTGCTGTGCGAAAAATGTGATATATTCAGCAGTTATAAATAAGACCTTCCATATCTTTCTCTGAAAGCTTCTCTGGCAGGATCATCTTCATTCCCATAAAGACTTCTATAATATTCTTTTTCCCATGCAAGCTGACCTGCTATCTTACTCAGCTTTTCAGCAATGCTATTATCATGTATCTGCCTTGTACCACCTGCCATATTATGTTCAGCATCACATACAGGTATCTTTACTCCATCTTCTTCTGCAAGTTCCCTGATTCCTATACCGAACAACAGATGATGTTCTGTCTGTGTAGGCTTTCCACAAAAGATACAGAATCCGTTATATTTAGTTAAAACACTTTTCATTCTATACCTCCCCAATCAAATCACTTGACCAGATAGGAGCTTTAAGTATCTTTGTATGCTTGCAGTAATCACAGTGTTCACACCTTACCGGATCTATGTCATTATTCTTTAATGCCAGTATCTTAGGCACATTGTTCTCAACTTCTGCAAGAGCTTCATCAAGAAGAGACTGTTCACATGCTATAACCTGTATATCCGGCTCTTTCTCCTTTGATACTGCTGCTATAAAGAATGGCAGTTTCTTTCCTGTATTAATTTCCACAACCCTCTGATATACAGCTCCCTGAAGGTAATATCCCCACTCATGCAGAAAATTCATGTTTCCTGCATCAGCATGATAGAATGTCTTGGTTATGCTCTGGCATGTCTTAAGGTCAACAATGCACTTATCCTTAATATAACTGTCAATCTTAATTTTCCATTTAGCACCAAACATATCAGCAGTCATTATTACCTGCTTTTCTCCGCTCATATATGCCATAAATAACTCATCTCGTTCACATCTGTTAATCATTTCATTGGCCTTAATATATTTAGCCATAAGTGAACCGTCTTTCTTAAACATACATGGATGCTGTGCCTTGAATACATCAAGCGTTCCCTCAAAATGTGCATCAACATAAGAACCAACCATAAGAGCATCTGAATCTTCCATATTCTCAACCCATTCTTCATTGAGTTTAGCCATTGCATAGGCTTCACAACCAGGACGACCAAGCGAGCCAATAAAATTTTTATACTGAGATACACTTAAGTATTCTCTGTCCGCATCTGTACTGTAATAATTTTCACTTGTCAATATCATTCTGCAGCACCTCCCATAGGATTAGGAACTTCCTCTTCTACTGGGAAATAATCTTCCGCTTTAGCCTGTCCATCCTTAAGGGCTTTATATACTCCTTTTAGGTTAATAAATTCATCTTCTCCGAAATCTGCACAGTTACGCTCTGCATACTTCTCTATCTGTTCTCTTGTTACCTTAAATTCTACCTTGAATGCATTAATAAGCTTGGTTACTCTTTCATTAATAGGCTCTTTACCTATTCCTTTTCTAACGGTTTCTTTACACTCTCCAACAGCCATATCAACAACATCTCCCGGTATAACTCCAAGAATGCAGGCTCTCATTCGTCTTGCACCAAAATTAGCTGTTGCCTCATAAATATCTCTGCTGTCTGTAAGCTGATATGTACCCTTTCTAGTGTCTCTCTTATGCTCTACTGTAAATATCTTGGTAACTCTTGTATTTGATTCCAGATCCCAAGCATAAGCCATCATCTCTGAAGAACCATTCTTCTGTTCAAGTTCAATAACTCCGTAATCAATATTACCCCAGTTCTGAGCAAGAGCTTCTGCAAGCCTTATAGATGGTCCCATAACTGTCTGTCCACCTCTTGGATAAGAATATATAGCCTGCTCTGCTAAAGTTGCTCTCTGGCATGTTCTCTTGATTCTCTCCATTGCATCATATTCATCTCTTGGGAACTTCTTAGCCATTACTATTGCTCCCTGAACTTCCTGTGCCTGCCTGCTTATCATCATCTCTGTCTGTGATGTTTTAGGAACAGCCATCTGCTGTCCCATCGGTATCATACTGTCCATTAATTAACCCTCCTATAATTCTGTAACTATTAAATCTGTATCATCTGTTGTTCTTGTTGCTATGAACTGCAGTCCCTTGTCCTTGCATTTCTTATAAAGCTGATTTCTAAGTGTTGTAGAAAGCTTCTCCACACCATCTATAAGCAAAAGCTGTATTCCATTCGGCTTCTGCAGAGCTACATCAATGCATAAATCCAGTTTTTCCCCCTCTGATAAATTACTGATTGGAAGCCCATTAATAAGAGGTATTCCATTTTCAACTGAAAGCCCTTCAATTGGTATGCTGCATTCCTCCAGTATTTCTCCTGGTAATGTTCGCGCTTTCTCAATCTTATCTGTTAGAATCTGTGACTGCTCTGCCAGCTCATTTACCTGATTCTGAAGCATTACCATTCTGTCATACTCATTAATGTGGGCTTTCATATCTTCAATAGCCTGTGCCTGTTTACTAAGTTCAGATGTATCTCTTATATCTCTATCAGCATACTCATTGTACTCAGCACATTGTGCGTTATATTCAGCAACAGAAGCTTCATAAGTTTTATCTGCTATAGCAAGCTTGTCTGCCTTCTTAGATGCAAGACTGCTCTGTTCCTGCCTTAAACTTACAATCTGTCCTTCAAGTCTTGTAATATCCTCAGTTATCTGCTTATCACGAGAACTGAACTCTCTTTCAATAGCAGCTTTTTCAATCTCTCTATCTGCCTCAAACTTACGGATTTTATTGTTCTTGTTCTCAATTACCTGCTTGGCACGCTCCACAATCTGATTATCACGCTGAATACTTTCTATCTGTCTATAGATATCTCCAGCAGATGCATTTCTCCACTTCTCAGCGTCATAACCTTCTGGAAGTGTCCTGCCTATATCTTCTATAAACGCTATCTTATTTCTTCTGTCTCTGTCTATATTCCTTCTGTTCTGGTAATACTCTCCATTTTCACTCTGAATGTCATTAAGAACTGCAAGAATATTCTGGTCATAATTAACCCATGCCGGTATCTCTCCAAACCACTGCTTAATAGTGTTCATATCCCAGTCATACTGGATCATATCCAGAATGATTGCATTCTGCTGTTTCTTATCCATAGCCATAAACTCTATTGGATTAAGCTGCAAAGGAGTAAATATCTCCTTAAGAAAAGCTTCAGGGCTTCCTATTTCATGCCCATTCTGCTTAATAGATTTGTAATCCGCTCTATTAATACGGCTCTTTCTATCAATAGATAATCCGCTATCCGTCTCAATAAGAATTTCTCCTTCAACAGCTCCGCGTCTTACAATTACATCTCTCCCAGATTTATTAGTTAATGCATATCTGATAGCATCAAGTACTGATGATTTACCTACACCATTTGAGCCTGAAAGCTCTATGCTTTCACCATTGATGTTAAATTCCCTGATACCCAGTATGTCTCGAATCTGAATCTTTGTTGTTCTCATTATTTCCTCCAAAATTAAATACCATTTGCCCGTTTCGGGACTCCTTAAAATTACCCATATACTGTCTGCGTCTTTCTTCCTCCTTATCCTGGCAATCACATTTTTCTCCAGGGTCTAAAAGAGCACCACAGTAACTACATTCATAATTCCACATTGCTTTTTACTCCAAAATGGTCTACACTATCATTGAGTTATTATCTGAGTTGCGGTGTTGCCTCACTGCAGCTCTTTTTATATAGTTGGAAGTCTGTATGTACCTTCCGGCACAAAGCTGAATATCTCCAACAATCTCAACCTTGTGTACCATCTGGCAGCCAGCTCCGTATTACCATTCCTAAGATTCTCATTAATTCTCTTGTTGTAAGATATTATTAAACCTACACGCCGCATATTATCCTCCTTTCCTAAATTACAATATCCTTTGGTTCATTCGGATTCGTTAAATCCTTTCCCTCGTTATCCTTGAAGAATCTTTCAAGCTCTGACTTTCTTATTCTTGTATGAGGGATTTTAAGCACCCTTATCTGATTTGCGTTGATAAGTGTATAAACATACTGTTTAGAAGCTCGCATGATTGTTGCCACTTCCTCCACTGTATACACCATATCCTCCGGCTCTCTCTTTATTGTTGCTATCTTCATAAGCTTGCTCCTTTCCTTAATCTATTTCCTCTTAGGTTCATGGCATAACACCAATATTGTTATGCAGATAATTGCTGTTATCGCTACTGCTGTATAATTCACCCTCTCACCTCCTCGAATAGATAATTTGTGTTATAATCAAAGCAAAAACAGGAGGTATTTATGCCAACTCCATTCAACGAATTAGAACTATCAACATATGAACATCTTTTGTTAATACGAATAAAATTTACTGGTATATCCAAAGAATCAGTTCGTATAAAGCCTAGATGTAAATATCTCTATAAGTTCGGTCTTAGAGATAATTCCACTAAAAACATCAATAAATATGTTATTAGTGATAAGGGCAAAATGTACCTCCGATACAAACGCCGTAATTCATTTCGTTTTTGGATACCTGTCATTATCTCGATTCTTGCTTTGCTAAGCAGCTACGATATATACACTAATGCACTTATCCAGAAAGCATTACAATCACTAGCACAGCTATTGAAAAATATATTGGGAAGTTAGGATGCCTTTCTCTGAATGGTATCCTTATAACTTCATAATGCTTAATACCTGATAATTTCATTTTCTTTATAGCTGATAACGCCTGAATAAATGTCTTTGTTCTCTCTTCCATAAATGGTTCATAACTGCGAATTATATATTTGTAGGTTTTATGCTCAATTACTCTCTCACCTCCTCGAATAGATAATTACTTGCATAAATGTCTTTTTGCTCCTATACTTTAATAGCAAGCTATTGCAGTAGCTGAGTAATCACGAAAGGAGTTTTGTAAAAATGTGGGATATTATCAATAAAATATCTTCTATTTGTGGTATTATTGGATTTTTAATTTCCATTTGTTCTATATTTTTTAATATCTTCATAATTAAAATCCTCAATTCTCAAAAAAATGAATATAATAAAAACAGCAATATACATTACGAAAAGTTGCAATCCCTTTTCGATAGCATTTATGAAGACAAAATTATCTCACCCAAAGTTTGTGACTCATTAATTCAAGAATTACTATCTATAAGATTGAACTTCTCTCTAATACTTTCATTTTCTTATCATTACAAAATAAGACATTGTATTAAGCAATTGCAAAAAGACGAACTAAATGTAAATAATAAAATGATTCGCAATGATTTGAATTACATTGTTGCAAGACTACAAAAAAGGAGTAATTATGAACACTGAAACTATTATTAAAGTCATACAAAAGTGTATTGACGACACAAAACAAAATAAATTATATTGGAAATTATTATCATCTAATCCCTCTTTAGAAAAGAATAAGTCTCTTAGTTTAAATGATGTTACTTCAGCAAGATCAATAATTGTTCCCACTCATTTTTCTAATGCTTACTATACTGAGTATAAAGAAGGTTTTTTCTTTTTAAAACGCGCATATGAACATACATCATTATCTCTTTTACAAGAAGGTACTATATTTCTATATGTTCAAAAAAGCTTAGAATCATACTCTGAATTAATTACCACTTCTGACAGCAATATTTCAGAGATAAATATTCTCCTTAGACGCTTATTTATTCTAGTAGATGCTCAAATTTCAGCCCCTGATAACTTTATTGACGATTTTCTGAATTCTTAGTCTTATGCATCTCATCATAATGTTTTTGGCAAACTCCTGCCCGCCAGCCAAAGAATATCGCTGCCTTGTTTCTGCACCCTAAAACAAGGCAGCGTTTTCGTATTCTTTTATATAACTCCCCTCCTGCTTCATCATATAAGCCGAATTCTTTTCTTAGTATGTTCTTACTTATTTGAACTGCTATACCAATTAAAATAAGTATTATTAATATGCATACTATTGCTGTATAATTCACTCTCTCACCTCCTTGAATAGATAATGTCACATATCGTGTCATTATTAATCAAAAAAAATAGACTGAACCGACTTTCCATAATACTGTGCCAGTTTAATCTTTATAGAATCTCTTGGGATTCTTTCGCCACATTCATACATAGACAAAGCCGAATCACTTATGCCTATTGCTTTCGCAACTTCACTCTGTGGCTTATTTCCTCTTAACACTGTTAACCTGTTGCCTATTTCCTTGGGTTGCAAATTATCACTCCTTTCATGCCACACTTTGTGGCTCAACTGTAATATATCACTTGTCACATATCGTGTCAACACATTTTGTGGAATTTTTCTTGATTTTTCCACAATTCGTGTTATTATATATTTAAAGTAACATAAGGAGTTGAATTATATGGGTGATTTTCCTAACATATTCAGAAAAATAAGAGAACAAAGTGGACTTACTCAACAGCAAATGGCTGATAAACTTGGTGTATCCAGAAGCGCTATTGGAATGTATGAAAATGGCGAAAGAGAACCAAATTTTGAAACTTTGGAACTAATTGCTGATACATTTAATGTTGATATGAACTATTTACTAGGTAAAAAACCTACTACTGAGGTTATTCCCGATAGGTATTACCTTGATGATGATGCCAGAGATATGGCTCAGTTTATGTATGAGAATCCTGAATACAAAGTTCTCTTTGACGCTTCTCGCAAGGTTAAGAAAGAAGATATCGACTTTGTTAAGCAGATGATAGATAGAATGTCAAATAAAGGGGATGATTAATATTACTACTAATGTTATTTACGCAGATATGCCTCCTACAATAAAGGCATACACTGTTAATAATAATGATGATTCTTTTACAATCGTGCTTAATTCTAGATTAAATCGAGAGCAGCATCTTAAATCATATCATCACGAATTGACACATATTGAAAATGGAGATTACGACAGACAATGCAAAGATATTAACATGATTGAAATATATGCACACAACATGGATTAAACATTAAAAGGAGGGGGTGCTTTATATGCTTATAGATAAGAAAGACCTAAAATCTTTAAAAAAGGCGGCAAAATTTTTAACTAACAATAAATTTTATATTACACTCTCATACATAAATGGTCTTCAGTATGAACGCCAAACAACTTGTAATGTTGGAATGTTTGAAGATAAATTGTTTATAGATTTCTTTGGTGGAAACAAATATATTTATTCTACTCATGAAATAAATAATGTATTTCTCTCTTTAAAATACATCATTATAGAATTTATTGATAATTCTTTTATAGTTTTTTCTTCTTCTGATAACAACCTACTAAAGATATATAATACATTAGTTATGCAGTATAATATACCCTCTGTCCAAAAAGATATTAAAAATTTTGTTGCCAACTTGAATTATTCAACAATATCTCAGCAACCCATTAATGAACCTACAGAATATTCTGATAAAACAGATGGCTCTTCATCAGTATCGAATAATTTGGATGCTCCGCAAACAAAAGATGCTCACATATTTTTCCCAGATTGGTATATATCAATCTGTTTTGGAAAATCCTCTTCGGAAAATTACATGAAAGCTGTCACTCTTGCCAAGCAAGCTCCGCAATATCATACTCAAACGGATAATGGAATCATTCTTCATCAGGCTATATACTCAAATGCTCCTCAAGAATATCTTGCCTTTATAAGCTTATATGAGTTGGTTAGCACATGGAAATCCAGTTTTACTATAATAAACGGGAAAGTCATTGACAGAAAAATAATAGGTAAGTTGAATTATTGTTATGGTGATAAATGCCGAAGTGGTGACCCTCATTTTTGTTATGGTGCTAGTTATATGACCGAAAACCCTTTTGGTTGTCACAGATTGCAAGTAAGTGCAGCCAATAATCCTTGGTGGTCATTCTATCGGAGAGTAGGAAATAATTATATTTTGAATCAAATGGAACTAAAAAAGAGGATTGATTCATATGCTTCTGTTTATTATTTATGTCCATGCTTTAATTATCAACAAATAATTCAAGCATACAACTCTCTTCCGGTAAGATTAACACAATATCAATATAATAGATTATCTGCTAGTAACTGGGGATTAAGAATGTGATATTCCAGATGCAGAACAGTATAGAGAAAGTCTGAAAATGAGACAATAAATTAAAACCATGTACAATCAATATTGACACCAAATTATAATACAAGTAAACTAATCTCGAACGTACTCTGGTGTCCTTCGGGTCCAGAGTCTTTTTTATACCATAACAGTATTATTACCGAGATGGTTTTACAATAAATAAAAGCTCCTGTGCTGGAACACAAGAGCTTTTACCACGATACTTACATAGGCAGTGCCTATGATATAATACCGCCCTGAACAAGCCATATTATATCATTCCGAACACCGCTTTTGCAAGTAGGTGTATTTTTTATACCCATTTTTACTGTTGCACTGGTGCAACTTCCACAAAAACAGAAAGGAATGATTAATATGAAAAAGAAAATATCTAAGGTCCTTACATATAAGCGTGGCAATCTGTGGGCTTACCGTTTCGAATCTGCACCTGTAGATGGCAAAAGGAAGTGGATTACCAAGAGCGGATTTAAGAACCAATCTGAGGCATATGAAGCCGGTATGGCAGCATACACACAATATAAACAGACTGGCAAGAGCTTCACTCCATCTAATATCTCTGTATCTGATTACATGGATTACTGGATTGATAATTACTGCAAGGTTAATCTAAAGGCTAATACAGCATCAACTTATAAAAAGAAAATTGATTTATATATAAAACCGGCTATTGGTTCGTATTATCTTAAAGACATAGAGCCAAGCCTTCTCCAGGAGCTTATAAATAATCTTTTTAATACCGGAATGTCAAGAAACTCTCTCGGCAATGTTAAGGGTATTCTTACCAAGTCATTTGCCTATGCAAAGACTACTGCAAGATTTATTAATGATGATCCTTCTGCTACTATTTCTCTTCCGCTTCCAAGAGCAAAGGCAGAGGTTAAAACAAAAAAGAAAGTAAGAGTTGTATGGACTGATGAACAGCTTGATACTGTCTTTAAAACATTTGCACAGGGCCATATATATCACATGCCGCTCCTGCTCGCTTATAGGTGCGGTATGCGTCTGGGTGAGATATTTGGTCTTATGTGGAATGATATAGACTTTGCTAAAGGAATATTGAGCGTTAACAGACAGGTACAGAACCATAATGATAAATGGTATCTGGAAAATCCTAAATATGATTCATTTCGTACCATAGAACTTGATGATATAACAATTTCAGAACTTAAAAGACTGTACGAACATGAAAAGGAATGTGAACAGTACTATAATGAATACTACAATTATATCTACTGTGAAACACTTGAGGATGACTCTAAGAGACTTACTTATGAACCGGCTGGCGAATCAATACATATGGTGCTTGTAAGAGATGATGGCTCATGGATTCAGCCAAGAACCATGATGCACTGTTTTAATGTTATTCATCACAAGCTTGGCTTCACTGAGCTTGATTTTCATTCTCTCCGGCACACACACGCTTCTAATTTACTTGCCAAAGGAGCTGATGTTAAATATGTACAAGAGCGTCTGGGACATAAAAATGTAGCAACCACTCTTGATATATACGCCCATGTCACAGAAACCATGCGTGAGCGCAACAAGGACATATTAAATACACTATAA